CGCTACAGCCGCGGGGCTCCTGTGCCGTCGGCTGGGGTTGCGGTTCCATCGACCGGTGGCGAGCTCAGTTGGGCGCAGCGCAGGGAGGCTGCCCAGGCGCTGCTCGAGGAGCACAAGCTCGCCATGGCGGTTGGCAAGGTGGTCGAGGTCGAGGAGGTGGCGGCGTCGGTGGCCGCCATGATTTCAAGCTCGCGGACGAAGCTCCTCGGCCTGGTGGTGCGTGTCGCTCAGCGGCTGCCGCACCTGAGCCGGGAGGACCTGGCAGTCATCGACGGACTCCAGCGCGAGGCTCTCGAGGACCTCGCGGACGAAGCCGAACAGGCGGAGGCGTAGTGCATGCGGTGGTTCGCCGGCAGATGCGGCTATGGCGCCCGCCTCCGCAGCTCCTCCTCGACGAATGGGCGGATCGCTATTTCTACCTCTCCGCGGAATCCTCGGCGGAGCCGGGGCGCTGGAAGACGCTGCCCTACCAGCGCGGGATCATGCGGGCGCTCACCGACCCGACTGTCGAGCGCGTGACGTGGATGAAGGCTGCTCGGGTTGGCGCGACGAAGCTGATGGGCGCGCTCATCGCCTACCACATGGTCCATGACCCGTGCCCAATCATGCTGGTGCAGCCGACGGTGGAGGATGCGGAGGGGTACTCGAAGGACGAGATTGCCCCGATGCTGCGCGATGTGCCGGTGCTCGCGGGGCTGGTGGCGGAGCCGCGGTCTCGAGACTCGGATAACCGAATCCTCCACAAGAGCTTCCCCGGCGGCCGGCTGATGCTGGTCGGCGGGAACAGTGGGCGCGGCTTTCGCCGGGTCTCGGTCCGGGTGCTGTGCTTTGACGAGGTCGATGGTATGCCGCCGTCGGCCGGTTCAGACGGCGATCAGATCCGGCTGGGCACGAAGAGGACCGAGTACTACGCGAACCGGAAGATCTATGCGGCGAGCACGCCGATGCTGGCGGGGTCGAGCCGCATCGAAGATCTGTACCTCGACGGCGATCAGCGGAGATACTTCGTGCCGTGTCCTCTGTGCGGCGTGCTCGACGTGCTCGAGTTCCGGCAGCAATCCGACGGTCACGGTCACTTCATGTCGTGGCCGACGGGGTCCCCCGGCGCTGCTCACTTTGTATGTTCGGCCTGCTCGCGAGCGATCGAGCACCGGCACAAGCGCGACATGGTCGAGGCTGGCGAGTGGCAGGCGTCGGGGCAGTTCGCTGGCCACGCATCGTTCCACCTATGGGCGGCTTACTCCTATGCCCCGAACGCGACGTGGGCGCGGCTTGCCGAGGAGTTCGTATCGGCGGAGGCGTCAGGTCCGGAGCAGCTCAAGACCTACGTGAACACGACGCTGGCGGAGACCTGGCGCGTGGTGGGAGAGGCCCCAGAGTGGCGGCGGCTTCACGACCGCCGCGCTGACTATGACGCGGGCACGGTTCCGGCTGAGGTGGAACTGATCACCTGCGGCGTCGACGTGCAGAAGGAGCGATTGGTCTACGAGGTCGTCGGCTGGGGCGCGAACCGGGAGAGCTGGTCGATCGACGCCGGCCTGCTCATGGGCGACACGTCCTCGGAGGACAACCCGGTATGGCAGGAGCTGACGGGGTTGCTGGGGAGGGAATGGAAGCGCGTCGACGGGGTAGCGATGCCGATCGCCCAGCTCGCGGTCGACTCTGGATTCAACACCCAGGTGGTCTACGCATGGGTGCGGCGGTGGCCGCCATCGCGCGTGATGGCGTGCAAGGGGACGAGCTCGGCGCGGGCGATCCTAGCGGGGTCGTCTCCGGTGGACGTGAGGGTCGGCGGCAAGCGGCTGGCGCGAGGGGTGCTGCTCTGGTCGGTGGGCGTATCGATCGCGAAGACCGAGCTCTACGGCTGGCTGCGGCTTGATGCGCCCGGGGAAGGCGTCGCGGCGCCGGCGGGGTATTGCCATTTCGCCGGCCGCAGCGAGGAATTTTTCCGGCAGCTCACGGCCGAGCAGCTCGTCACGGTGAGGAAGAAAACGGGGCACACGGTGCAGGAATGGCAGAAGCTCGCGGGGCGGGAGAACCATTGGCTAGATGCGAGAGTTCTCGCGAGGGCGGCAGCCGCGCGGGCTGGGATCGATCGGGTGGTCGCAGTGCCCATGACGGTCTCGGCGAAGCCAGTGGTGCGCGTTGGCGCGCCCGAGGCCGCGCCGCCGCCCGCATCCGCCCCGCGGCCAGAACGTCCGGGCCCTACGATGCGGCCACGCCGGCCGGGTTGGCTGGGATCTCGAGGCTCATGGCTGAGTCGATGACCATGGAGGTGGCTGGATGCAGGGAGCTGAGGCAGTGATGGCCCGCCACCGGTACCAGGCGATGGGTCGAGCGGCGAAAATGAAGTATGCGCTGGACGCGATCAGGAGGAACCCGATCGAGTGCATTGCATGCCAGACGATGGTGATGCCCGACCAGATCGAGGCGCATCGTGTGAGGTGCCCCGGTCGCGCATGGGGCGGCGATCCCAAAGATGCGGGATGGCTCTCATGGCGGGCACTCGCCGACATCGGGCTGCCGCGCGCGTCGCTGCATCGGTGGTGCGTCTCCGGCAGGGTGGCGCGACGCAAGGGCGAGGACGGCGCCTGGGAGTACTCGCGGGCCGATGTTGCCGCGGCGATGCTCGGCTGCCTCGGATGGTACCGCCCCCGTGTGGCACAACGGAAACGCTCCGGAAACGGCCGCCACCGACGGTTCATTGGTGGAAGGTTGAGTCAACAACGGAAACGGTAGGAGCGCGCCATGAAGGCCACCTTCAGAGCTGAGATCAAGCAGAACCTCAAGACGATCACCGACGTCGAGAAGGCGATGCAGCAGGCTTTCCGACGGGCCGGCGACATCGCGGGGCGCGCGATGGTGAAGGCGGCGGTCGAGTACGTGAAGGGGAAAAAGCGGCTGAAGGTCGGAGACATCCGCTCGGGGATCACGCTACTGCGCCCCGGGCTGAAGGCCGAGAAGCTCGTCTGGAAGCTGAAGGTGGAGAGCAAGCGCGCAGTGCCTCTTGCGAAGTATCCGCACCGGCAGACGAAGACGGGTGTCACTGTGCGGGTGAACGTCGGGAAGTCGGCGAAGCTGCGCTCAGCATTCGTGGCCACGCTGAAGGGCGGGCACACGGGGATCTTCCGGCGCGTGGGGAAGGCGCGGCTCCCGATCAAGGAGATGTTCTCGTCGAAGCTCACCGACGTCATCAACGACTCGGGGGTGGGTCAGAGGCTCCAGGAGAATGCCCAGGCGAGGATGGCAGCGGAGCTGCAGCGCATTGTTCCGCTGGAGCTCGCGAAGCTGGAGGGGAAGAAGCAGCGAGGTTGACGGCTGGCCGGATCCGTGATCACCACCTCTCCTGTGTGGACGCAGGCGGAGGTTGATGCGCTGAGGGCGGCGGTGGCTTCGGGAATTCTCGAGGTCATGTACGACGGCCCCCCCAAGCGCCTTGTCAGGTATCATTCCCTCGATGCCATGCGCGCACTGCTCGCCGAGATGGTGCGGGCGGTGAACATCGCGACGGTACCGACGCATCGCTTCGCGACGCACAGCAAGGGCTTCTGCCGGTGAGCGACGGCGGGCGGGACAGCTGGTTCGAGCGAGCCCTCGGCGCGGTGGCGCCTCAGTGGGCGTTACGTCGGGCCCGGGCCCGCATGGCCGCCAGGAACTACGAGGCGGCCAGCGGAGGAAGGCGCACCGAAGGATGGCGGACGAGTCGCCGGAGCACCGACGCGAACACCGCGGCGGGCCCATCGATCGAGCGGCTGCGCAACGTGGCAAGGGACCTCAAGCGCAACAACGGATGGGCGCGGCGCGGGATTGCCACGATCGCCAACAACACTGTCGGGTGGGGCATCGTCCCCATGCTCGAAGACAAGCGGGCGATGGCCGCATGGAACGACTGGGCCGACTCGGTCGAGTGTGACCATGAAGGCCGCCTGACGTTCTACGGGCTCGAGCGGCTGGCGATGGAATCGATCGTCGAGTCCGGCGAGGTGCTGCTGATTCGGCACCGGACGAAGAACGGCGGTCTCAGGATCCAGTTGCTCGAGGGGGACTACCTCGACACGCTGAAGGATATGATCAGGCTCGAGGGGGGCGGCTCGATCGTGCAGGGGGTCGAGTTCGACGCGCTGGGGCGCCGGGTCGCGTACTGGCTATTCGACGAGCACCCTGGTGCAGCAACGGGGAGGTCGTTCACGTCGCGGCGGGTGGATGCCGACGGGGTCTTGCACGTCTTCCTGCCCGAGCGCCCTGGGCAATGCCGCGGGGTATCGTGGCTGGCCGCGGCGGTCGCCAAGCTGAAGGATTTCGACGACTACGAAGACGCCGTCCTGATGCAGAAGAAGATCGCCTCATGCTTCGCTGCGTTCGTCACGGACATCCAGGGCGATGCGGTACCGCTCGGAAAGCAGGA